CTCTTGGGAAAAAATCCTACAACAGCTTTGATTTCTATGAAAGCTACTCAATTAAAAGTGAGTAGAAAATGGAACTCAATGATGATGGGGATTAGAATGCAAGGAGCAAATGGTGTATTCACTCCGCCAACATATAGCCACATTTATAAACTAAAAACAGTTCAGATGTCTAACGACAAAGGAACTTGGTTTGGTTGGGATGTGACGAAAATCGGTCCAATAGCTGATAAAGCTGTTTATGCTATCGCTAGAACTTTTGCTGAACGTGTAGGGAAAGGCGAAATACAAGCCAAACCCGAATCGGATGAAGCCAAAAGGAAAACGCTAAGTTTATAAAAACTCCAAGGAGTTGGGCGGGAGCGGGAGACTTAACCCGCCCATTAACTTATTATGAAGAAAGTGATTGAACAGGCACCGAATACATATGAACATTGGATAGATTCCGGAAGGGTTATTATTCCTTGTTTGAAAGGAACCCCTATCGTTCTGGATTGGAGTAGACCTAATTTTAAAATAACGAAAGAAGAATGGAAAACAAAATACACACACTGCGCAATTGGATTAAGACTCGATCAAGATATTGATTTTGATATTGATAACGAATTAGCAAAAAGATTTATAAATAAATACATAAGACCTGGAGCTGCCGTTTCTGGTAGACCCAGTAATCCTAAAAGTCATTATTGGTGGAAAGGCAAGTTAGATTTTAAACAATTTGTACTTCCTAAAGAACTTAAAGAATATTATAAAAATTTCCCACATGGAGCTACTTTATGTGAAATTAGACATGGGAATAGTCAGTACACTATAGTTCCTGAGTCTTTGCATAGTAAAGCTAATGAACATGTTAAATGGGAAAGTTATGAAGGTATAAACGAGTACCCTGGTGATTTAAACATGGATTTAAGGAAAGTGGCTCTTTCAACTGCCTTATGCATTCTTTATGGAGCACAAGGACAAAGAGATGCTTTTTGTACTGCGGTTGCAGGAGTTTTAATAAAGCATACTAAATGGACCGAAGAAGAAATTAATGAATTTGTTTATAATTTAGCTCTTTTATCAGATGACAACGAAGCAGAAGACAGGGCTGAGAAAGGAACAAGTGTCAAAAAAGCAACTAAAAAATATGGAATGCTTAAACTTGCCGAAATTATTGGCTGTTCTTCAAAAACTGTTGCAGAAATCTTTAGCTGGATTGGAGTAGGGTATGAAACCGTACAAGGAGCTGCAGTAATAGGAGAAATTTTAGAATATGGGCAAGACAGATATTTAGTACAAGTTAATGCAACGGTAGAGGGGCAACCAAAAAAAATAGAAATCATAGTGACAGGTCCAACCTTGATGAAACAAGGACCTTTTTACGATGAAGTAATGAAACAAGCACAAGTGTGGATTCCTCAAATGAAGAAGAATGACTTTGATAAAATCATGAAAATGAAATTTGATGCGCGATCTTATTCAGATGATTATGTAGAAGAAGCCGCAGAAGACAATAAATTTATTAAACATTTTGAACAGTATTTAAATGCAAGGCAAGCATCCACAGATAAGAAAAGTTTAATAGAATACAAACGTCCACACTATGATCAAGAGAAACAATATTTAGAATTTAATTTAGATAATTTTGAAGACTACTTAAATGAAGTAAGGAGAATAGATTTACCTAGAGTAGATCTTGTTATGAAAATTCAAAGAGTTTTGGAAGCTAAAAAGATAAGAGGAAAGACCGGAGAAAAATCTTTCGTTCGTTGGCGTATACCTAACTACGAAATCGCTCAAAGTAGTTTAATTATTGAAGGAGAAGCAGTAGAAGTAAAGGAGATTACAGATGATAAAGCCTAGATTTGTAGTAGGGCCTCCAGGAACTGGAAAAACCCATACATTTTTATTAGAAAAATATAGAGAGTTTTTTAAGAAGTATGACCCTGATAAAATTATTTTAATTTCTCATACCAATACTGCGGTCAACGAAATTTTAAATGCCGCAATGGATGTACCAGAAATTAAAGAAAGAGGTTATCGAAGAAAATTTTTTGAAGATCGTATATGCACCATTCATCATTATTGTAAAAAGAAATTAGAGAAAAAAGAAGTATTTAATGAGCAAGACAATGAAGATTTTAAAAACTTGTGTCGACTTCATATAGCTTTTGCTTATTCTAAATATGGATCTGATGTTTATCGTGATCATTCTTTTTTTAAATTTATAAAAGCAGCGTACGGTCACAACAGAACTCTCGAAGAACATTGGCATCATCCCACTACTGATAGAATGGAATACTCACCTTATAATCTCACTCAATTACAAGAATTAAAAACAGTTTATGAAAAATATAAGGATGATAATAACCTTAATGATTTTGCCGATATGATTACTAAATACAATGAGAAAAAAATTGAATCAGATGTTCAAGTTTTAATGGTGGACGAAGCTCAAGATACCAATCGTCCGCAAATTGAAGCCGTCTTTAAAATGGCTAAAAACGTTAAAGATGGCCACTTTTACATGATAGGTGACCCTGACCAAACTATTTTTGAATGGGCTGGCTCAGACGCAGAATATTTTCATAAAGCTTCTGCTAATCCTTGGCATGAATTAACGGAAGGTAAAAGATGTGGAGCAGCTATCAATAAGTTTTGTAAACAAACCATTGCTCCTATTTGGAAACATTATGGGTACACGAGAACCTGGTTACCCGCTCCAGGAATTCAAGGAAACATTTTTCCATTACCTGATCTTCGACCTTCTTTAAGTTTAAAGAAACTTTTAGATAAAATAAAAAATACGAATCAAACATTTATTTTTGCATACAGAGGAAAGCCTAGTGATAAAAGAATTAAACAATTTTTTCATGACTATGGAATAGAGTATGCTCATATCACAAGTTCAGCTCATGTATCTTTGAAGGAATTAAAATGTCATGATGAATGGCCTAGTTTTACGGAAGGGGCCCCTAAAAGTTTAAAACAAATAAAAGACTTTTGGGATTATTTAGGTAGTCGAGCCATAGTTTTTGGTAAAGGTACTTTCAAATTTGAGGATTGGATCATTAAAGACTATACTATTGATGAGTTGATTGAGAAAAAACTTATCAAGCCTGATGCAAAACTTGTTAAACATTTTGATTTACTACGAAAGCGCGCAAAAGGTCATGACGTTAAACAACATGATAAACGAATGCTATACATTAGAAAGGTTCTAAAGAACGGATTTGATTTTGATGGAAAAATTAGAATTAAATATGGAAGTATTCATAAAATAAAAGGAACTACGTTTGATAATGTAGTAGGAGATCTTAGTCTATTTAGAAATAAAAGAGAACCTCTATTTGTTGAATTAAGATTAAAGTACACAATGTTTAGTAGAGGTATTTATGATGTGTGGGTATTAAGATCAGAAACTGGAAAGGAGTTAGGAAGACATGGGACCATATGACAAACAGATAGGGGGAGCACACTACTTAAAATTTAAAATTCAGCCAAGTGAGTTTGCAAATAAGAATAATCTTAAATTTGCAGAAGGCAACGCAATAAAGTATATATGTAGGCATGCAGATAAAGGAGGAAAGCAGGATTTGTTAAAAGCAAAACATTACGTCGACATGATAATCGAAAGAGATTATCCTGATACACCACATGTTAAGCCTCTCCCTAAAGGGTTTAGTCTTAAACCTTCAGGAGATAAAAAATAATGTGTACTGCACCTGAAGTAGATGATTTAGATTTGAAAGGGATTGATATCGTTGCAGTAGACTTAGAAACTTATGATCCTGATTTAAAAACTAAAGGATCAGGAGCTGTACGTGGTGTGGGTTATGTGTGTGGTATAGGGATATGCACCGGCAAACAGGCTTTATATTTTCCGATTCGACACGCGATGAGTGGAAATTTAGATCCTAAGAGTACTTGGAAAGTCTTAAATAAAAAACTATTTCAAAATTCTCATATTAAAAAAGTATTTCATAACGCCATGTACGATGTCTGTTGGATTCGTGCAGAAACCGGGCTCATGCCGAAAGGAGAGCTATTAGACACCATGATTGCTGCCTCAGTCATAGATGAAAATAGAATGAGATATACTTTGGATTCAATAAGTAAAGATTATCTCAGTGGAGAATCTAAATACAAATATGATCTCCAGGATAAATCCCTGAAAGAGTATGGTATTAAAGATCCTCTCAATAGTATGCATAAACTCCCTTATAGTTTAGTAAAAGATTACGCGGAACAAGACGTTAAATTAACTTTAAAATTATGGAATATATTTGAGCCTAAGCTAAAAGAGACTCTCTTTGTTAATCCAGAAGGAGAAAAGAAAAATTTACAAAAAATATTTCAACTAGAGACAGAATTATTTCCATGTCTTGTGGATATGAAATTTAAAGGAGTTCGCGTAGACGTTGAAAAAGCGAAACAATTTGGAAACGAATTAGAAACAGAGCGAGAACAGCTCATAAAAGATATCCACAAAGAAACTGGAATTAAGGTAGAGGTGTGGGCCTCAGCATCTATCAAAAAACTTTTAGATCAACAACAAATAAAAGATTACAAAACAACTCCCAAATCAGGGATGCCTCAGCTTCCAAAACAATATTTAAGAACACATAAAAATAAATACTTACGTATGATAGCACGCGCAAGAGAATGTGATAAAGCAAAGAGTGCTTTTGTAGAAGGACTTCTAAGTTTTGTGCACAAGGGAAGAATCCATGCAGATATAAATCAAATTCGATCGGACCAAGGAGGAACGGTAACAGGAAGATTTTCTATGAGTAATCCAAATCTTCAGCAAGTACCAGCCAAAGGGGAAATAGGAAAAAGAATTAGAGAAATATTTATTCCTGAAGAAGGATGTACGTGGGGATCATTCGATTACTCTCAACAAGAACCTAGAATTGTAGTTAATTATGCATTGAAATGGGATTTACCTGGGACTGACTCTTTAGCTGAAGCTTACAGTGAAGATCCAAAAACAGATTTCCATAAAATTGTCGCCGACATGGCTAAGATTCCTAGATCTCAGGCTAAAACAATTAACCTGGGATTATTTTATGGTATGGGAAAAATGAAATTGCAAAAAGAATTAGAACTTACACCTCAACAAGCACGTGATTTATTCTATGAGTATCATTCCAAGGTTCCTTTCATTAAGGAATTATCCAATGGGCTTATTGAATTTGCTGAAAAACATGAGCTTATTTATACCCTAGGGGACAGATTTTGTAGATTTAATAGATGGGAACCTTACGATAAACAATGGAATGCAGAATTAGGAAGATTCGAAATTGAAATAAAAATTGAGGAAAAGAAATACAATGAAGAAAAAGAAGAATGGCAAATTATAACTTCATATAAATATGAACCTGTTCCTGTCTTAACAAAAGAACAAGCTAAATTAAAATACCATGAGCAATATCCAGAGGATAAAGAATACAATAATTTTAATGGACATTATCGTTTAGCATTTACATACCGAGCATTGAATAGATTAGTTCAAGGAAGTGCCGCGGACATGACAAAACAAGCAATGGTAAATCTTTACAAAGCTGGTATACTCCCGCACATTCAGATCCATGATGAATTATGTGTTTCTATACCGGATGAAGAAACAGCTCACAAAGTAAAAGATATCATGGAAAATGCAATTAGACTTAGGATACCAAATAAGGTAGACTACGCGTCCGGTGAAAACTGGGGTGACATAAAATAGGAGGAAACTATGGAAAAAGCGAAACAACTTTTAGCATTAGCAAAAGCTAATCCTAAAATATCTGCTGCTGTTGTAGTAGTAATTGTTGCCATTTATTTTTTAGCAACCTAAGGATTATATGTTAAATGGCTTATTTAAACGCAAACATTCCTGTGATCTATGCACAGATCCGGAGAGAATATCTCTATGATCTTAAAGCACACCATGGAGAAGTGGAAGACTGCCTTCTTTTTGGCGTGGCATCGATTACAGGGCGGCCTATACTCTTTCATGCAATTATGGAAAATGGTGCTGTCTTCTATCGGTTGCCAATTAGTGCGTTTATGCAAAGAGGATTTGAGCCAGAGGAAGTTCCTAGGACTCGGCTGGACCAGCTGGAGCTTTGGAATTGCTTTAGTTACTATCCTGCTGTTACTAATTACGATATTCTAGACGGCCAATCCGGCAAATATATTGATAAAAACAAGAAATGGAATGTAGGATCCTATCTTTTCACAGTTGACTGGGCTCATCCAGAGAGTAATATAGTGGACACAG